TTCTGCGGTCCTTTCTTTTTGTTGTTGCTTTTCAGGCCTTGTTCCCTGTGCGGCCCTTGTACTTTTTGCTTTTTCTTCGGCGTAGTCGTACCGGCAGACAATTCCTTTGCCTCTTTCTTTTTCTCATTTTCCGATACCTTAATTTCATTGACTACTTTCGCTCTTTCGATTGCCAGTTTTTCCCTGTCGAACTCTACACCCGCGATTGATACCGATTGATTGACCTTTTCTGTGTTGATTTTCTCTTCAATGAGCCTTATTTCCGCATCAGCTTTTCGAATTTCCGCATCAGCCTTCATTAACTCTGCGTTTTCCTGTGGCGTTGGCTGGTTTTGTTGCTCCATCGGAACAAGTAAGTCGGTGAACATCGGAATAGCGCCTTTTTCAAGTTCTCGCTCAAATTCCTTGCTGTCCATTTCGCCAATATCTGCAAACCCTTCCAACATAACGGGCGGAGCCCCCATCATGCCTAATCGCTCAAGGAATTCCCCGATAGGACCAAGCCTCATGCGAGCAACGATTTGTTTTTTATCTGGCCAATCGATTTTTTCGAGCAATGCTTCAGCGTCAACAGCTCCGAGCTTAAAAAGCTCAATAGCCTCTTCTCGTTCCTGAATTCGGGATACAGGCATAGTTGACCCGGAAACGACACCAAGCTTGGCAGGAATAAGCATATCCCGGCCATGGATAGCGGCCGTCATTTCTTCGCCATTTTCTTCATAGCTGATCCACCGTTCTTCAGTGTACCAGTTCATGACGTGGGATAGGTACATTCGGCCCCGTTCCCGGATCATCTTTGAATAACCGCGAATTTTCCCCCTGAGCATAATCGCGGCTCTTTCCAGTAGAGCGGCAATCGCTTTATAGGCAATAACCTCTCGGCCTGGCGTCTGTGCCGACTCAAGCTCAAATGACCCTGCCACAAGGAAGAAAAAATCTTTGTAGATGTTCAGGGCATTTGCAATGTCGGCATACGGGATTTGCGGCAAATCAAGATAGCGAATCCCTTGGGCAACTAAACCTGAAGCTGGATTGAGAATACCTGGAGCATTTGTGAATTCCTTATTTGATATACCCGAATCTTTCGGGTTGATTATCTTTAATCGAGATACTTGATCCTTCATTAAGGTCATTTGCGATATAGTCTTGTCAACTTCCATGTTTAATGACTCAAGTTGCTCATAATCGCTCATGCCCCACGGATTAGTAGTATCTGGCAAAGATTGTGTTACATTGAAAGGAAATCGGTTAAACAGGTAGGTCTTTGACGCTTGGATAGGCTCTAAATCGGGGTTAATAGAGGGGTTATGTCGGTCTGATAACACAACCTTGCCACCGTTGCAGACTTGAATACACCTGATATTGCCAGGGTACTTATCCTGAAAAGTGTTTTCCTTGCCAGAAACCGGGATGCGTGTGTAATCTTTTACCCAACATTCGACAATTAAGACTTCATCGCTAATACCCTTTGTTTCTTCGGCTGTATTGAATATGTTTTTAATGATGCCAGACACCGTTGAGAAATAGCCTTCGCTTGTTCTGCCGCTTTTGCCAGCTTGAACGCCTATTCGCTCATCGCCAAGCTCTTTCAGGTATTCTTTGTCCGACTTTATAATTTCCGCGCAATCAGTCCATTTCCTGCGGGCTTCCCGGCATGACATAGGCCAGAAATGCAAGATAGCTTCAGCTTTTTGAATATCCATAATTTTGCATGGATACCAGCCAAAATGAAAGGGATCGACGAGCTCAGTTGCAACCTCCCCAAACCCGCCTTCCAGGTCCGAATCGAACACGACTTTTTCTATGGTGCAGCCGTAGGTTTCCCCGTTCAGGATTGAACTTTCGAGAACCGCTTGTTGCTCTTGCTCAGTCCACCAATATTCGGCTGTATGCAGAAGGGTTTCAAACACTTCCTCTTTTTCAGGGTCCGTTTCACCTACTTGCCGTACATTAAATGTCGGATTATTGTCAGTGAGCATATTCACAACACGCGCTCTATGAGTAAACAAGAGGTTTGCCGTCACAAGAGAAGCTTTCTTGGTTTCTTTTTTCCAATGCTTATTTCTGCCAAGCTCATAATTTCGCGCCCACTTTGCTGGCAATCCAAGGTCGCTCTTGAACTTTAGGATTTCTTCAAGCACCTGAAATATCTTGTAACCGACATTATTATGTCCTTCGGGCGGAATTAGCTCAGCGGTCAATTTTTCTTGTGTTTCTATTGTCGGTTTTCTTTCTTGTTGTTTTGCCATGTAAACTGCCTAATTTTAGGTTTTACGTGGATTAGCCCGTTTACGCTTTCTCGTTTTAGGGACCTTGATTTCTTTTTTCGGTGATTGTTTCACGTGAAACTCTAAAACTCTTTCGTTCCATTCTTTTTCCAATTCATCTTCTGAAAAAAGCTCGACTACCGGAAGGAATTCCCCAGGATTAGAGCCTCCAACCTCAAAATAACCCATATTCGTCAGAATTTTGGCCTGATCTACAATCGGCCTATGCCGCTTTTCGGCTTCCGGATGTTGATCCCGAATACAATGAAAATATTCCCAGGTAGCCCCCCCATTGAAAGGCGGCGGATAACCGTGAACATCGTCCAGAGGCTTGAACATTTCGCCTTTTAGTGGAAGAGTAATCGCCTCCGGGTCGAAACGACCTATCGGTTCCCGGCATATTTCGCAAATCAATTGCAGTTCCATAATGATGTTACGGGTCCTTTGTGTTATACAGCCAAACATTTTGAGCGGCATCATCAAACGTCTTGAAAGGCCCTTTGTAATGCAGCCTTTTCGCATGAGTAATCCTGCTCGATAATCGAGAAACTTTTGAATTTCCATGCTTTACATACAAATCGCCGTCATACTCCCTTGTAACCTTAAAAATGTCAGTATAGGCAACTCCTTCTGTCCAATCTTCCCAGGAAAAGACGTAGTTTCCAGGTTCAGTCGGCAAACCTGCTTGCCAATCAAACGTCCTCAACCCCTTCTCCATCCCCATCATCCGTGATCCAGCTACCATTGCGAAGCTTTTCCTTTTTTTCAAGATCAAGGGTTATACCTTTGGCGTACGAAACCATCATCTGATCCGCAATATAGGGGCTGTACGTTGACTCGAAAATGTGTTTCTTGCATGAGTAAAGTTCCCCGTGCACCCCCCTAATCAGATAATCGCCCTCACGGCCAAGCATTAAACCCTCCATTGTGGCAATGTGCATGCCAATCTCATGAGACGTATCGGCTACCGGCAAATCGTTCGGGTGGCAGATAGGGGTGCCTTTTTCGTTTATGCAAACCCACTCGGCTTCATTCGCTTGCTCGATCAACCCCACATCGGCAAACCCTTCAATTTCTTCCTTATTTTCCCATAAAATTTGAATTGCCTCAATCGGTACGGGTTTTTTCAGGTACTTTTTTACGACTGTCATGATTTTTTCCTTTCCGGGCAAACGCCCCACTTTCAAGGTGCAACTCCGATTCGGCCATACCCCTGAAAGTGTAATAATGCGCAAAGGAGTCTTTTGCCAGTTATTGGTCAAGAAATTTTACGGTCGGCACCAATAACGACAAACGCTCGGAGTCTATGACCACACGTAATGATGAAAAGCCAACCAACCCTTACGGGAAAACAGAGCCCCCCAATAGGCTTATGTCAAATCGTGTCAAATTGTCGAGATTCTTTCGTTCTCGTCCTCCAGTTCCATAGCGTCCTTGAAAATATCTCCTGACTCAGGGATTTCTGCCGGTCCAGGGTTTTGGGTACGCTTCAAGGTATCAAATGTCATTTGGTTTACAGTTTTTCGCCCCATCCAATATCCAAACAAGACCAGCAGAGCACAAAGCAAAAAAGACAAAAACACTGTCGGGAACCAGGCAGGGATTAAATACACGCAAACTTTAACAATTTCGATCATTTAAGCGTTCCCCATCGTAGACACCAGATCGCCCGAAACATCGCCGTCTTCCCAATCGTCCAAGTCCCATTCAATATCTGTTGCGCCTAAATGTTTCAAGGTCATTTCAGACTGCACCGTAGCGAACTCTTCGTAAGAGTGAGGGTCATGATTTCCTTCAATCAACGCTTCAATGCGTTTCTCGTAGCTCGATTTTCGTTTTTTAGGGGGCATTAGAGTCAGAGGCCGCGCCATAGCCATGTGGCAAGCCTCGTCATAGACATGATCTTCTGTTTCCGTATCGATATCTTCCGGGCGATTTTCGTCCATGCAAAGGGCCGGAATAGTTCTGATAAAATGCTTG